AATAACTGCCACTGAAATGATTACAGCACCGAGTTATACGACGACTGAAAAAAACGCAATAGCAAGCCCGAGTGCTGGTGATATAGTATATGATAGCACATTAAATAAATTATGTGTTTATACAACAGCTTGGGAAACAATAACGAGTGCATAAAATAAAAGGAGAATAGAAATGAAATCTTTAGAGGATAAAAAATGAAATATCCGCCATACGCAGTTTTTAATTTAATCGTAATAACAGTAAATATAGTATTAGCTATAAAATATTTATTTGCTGAAATAAAGACAAATAATGTTAGATTATTATATGAAGCTAAATTAAATACATTATTGTTTTTGTTAATAGAGATATTATATTTTATTGCGGTATATGACTGGATAAAATCTGGTATGGACGAAATATCATGGCATCAATCATGGATTCAACAAATATTTTACATATTAGCAGAAAATTTAAAATCTTTATTTATTTTTTTAAAACTTTATACATATAATTTCAGGGGTAAGCGCAAATGAAAGAATTTCCTATAGTTGAAACTGTTATTGGGGTTATAGTTGGCGCTGCTGCTATATGGAAATCATTACCTCAGCTGACAAATATGTTTAAAAAAGATAAAAAATATATTGTTATAAATATACCAGTTTCTGAGTTTATGCAAGCGCTGAAAAATAATGCTAATTATGTCAGGGAAACTTTTAAAATAGAATGCGGAATAATAAAAAAACAAAAATTAGATGCGCAAGATGCGAGTAATATTATAAGAGCGAAAGTTCTAGAAGCGTTTGAGCGTGTTAAACATGAGAATAATATTGAGGATAGTATTCGTATAAGATTTGAAAATGCGCTTGATTGCATGCTTTTAAATATGCGCCGTGATATGTATGATGAATTTGAGAAAAATCATTTTATTGAGCGTGAAAACTGGACATCATTTTTAAATAATACATCAACGGTTTTTTACAATAAAGGATATCACGAGATATGCCAGAAATTTCCCGACATACAAGAAATGCCAGATTTATATGATGAAATAAAAACAAATGTGCAAGAGTTTGTAAAAACACAAATAGAATGCGTATTTGACAATGCTAAAAATCATTACATAAAAGCGCATGATGATATAAAAAAGCTTGATGAAGAATACGAAGAAGAAATTAAAATGAAATATATTGAGGCATAATGTTTTTAGACGATTTTACAGATGAAGAAAAATACACAGCTACTTTTGAAAGCAGAGCGGACACTATAAGCGAAGGCGTTATAACTGAAGGTGTATGGTCAAGCGTTGGTACTGCTGATTGTTTGTTGTGGGATGCTTCAATGTCAAAGAATATTGTTTCTGATAGATACAAAGATGAGATTGACTCAATTGCTGTTTTTAATTATGATGATATTAGTTTCACTATACCGAACAATGATGGGCGTGTTACTATCAATAGTAAAGTTTATGCAGTTTTAGAAAGCGATAATATAGCGAATCAAAACGAAATAATACAGGTATATTTAAAACAATATGAGTGATATAAAATTCATACAATACGGTGATATTAAATCAGTAGCGGACGCTATTGAAAAAGAAGTTGTTGTAAAACAATGCGCTAAAATAGCAGCGCAAGCAAAACAATTAGCGCCTGTTGATACTGGAAATCTTAAAGGCTCAATTGGTTATAAGACCAAAGAAAAAGAAACAGCCGAACCAGCATTATCACCAAAACCGAATAAAAATATTGGATATGTAGGTAGTGCTAAAGAGTATGCAGTATATCAAGAGTTTGGGACTCGGAAAATGCAAGCTCAACCATATTTACGACCAGCAGTAGAAGCAGTAAACACGAACGCAGAGCAAGCATTAAAGAAAATAGCTGACGGAGTTTTCAAGAAGAAGGGGTTTAAATGATTGGACAAAGCGAAATGTGGGCAGCTTTAAACGTTGCTGCAATAACAAGTTTATTGAAAAGCTACTCAGGAACGCCGGGACTTATTCAAGATTCAATAATCCCTGACAAAATAAATGGAGTTAATACTAAAGCGCGCGACACAACTATAAATTACTACCCCTCCGGTCCATTTTCTGGTGCGTTGGATTATGGTAGATATACGTTTACTGTAAATTGCAGAGCTAAAAACTTTAAATTAAGTCGTCAATTAGCAGAAACAGTAGTTTCAGAAATAAACCGTGTAAGCTATACGGATTATTATATAATAACAGAATTGCTTGAAACGATAAAGCCAATGGATGAAACTGATAATTACTTGACACCTATTGAAATTACATTAAAAACAAGATAAAAAGAATAGGAGAATAAAATGGAAATTAAAATTTATAGCAAAACACACGGAGAAAAAAAAGTTTTAGTTGATGAAGAAGATTATGAATTGATTAAAAATTATAATTGGTATATAGCAAAAACATCAGGTAGTAAATTTTATGTAAAAGCTCATTCGCATGTTGAAAAAAACAAAAGAATATTTGTTCATATGCATAGACTAATAATGAATAGTCCCGAATGTAAAAGCGTAGACCATATAAACGGTGACACTCTTGATAATAGAAAAAATAATTTAAGAGTTTGTGAACACATGGAAAACATGAGAAATCAAGGTAAAAGGAAAAATGGTAAAACTTCCAAATATAAGGGCGTTAATTTTCACAAAAATATGAACAAATTTTGTGCTTCAATAAGGCAAAATTATAAATTATACCATTTAGGGTATTTTAAAAATGAAATTGAAGCTGCTAGGGCATACAATGCCGCAGCTTTAAAATATCACGGCGAATATGCTTATTTAAACGCCGTATAAATTTTATAAGGAGGCAAGTATGCCAGCACAAAGCACATTAACGGATTATATCTTTTTCCCAGACGGGGCTCAGGTTGCTATTGATACAGGCTCAGGATTCAACGACATCGGGGCGATATCAACAGCAGTTACAGCGACGTTGAATTATGATGTAAACGAATTTGAAACTGCTAATGCAGGGAAATTAGCAAGACAAATTAGAAACATGACAATGGCGGGTTCTTTTACACTTATCAATTTGGATATTGACAGGATTAACGAACTCGGCGGCGGTATGTTTTCAGTAGTAGACACAGCAGGATCAACAGTTATTGACGCTAACATTACAGACCAAACAATTTCGAGCGGTTGGAGTGACGCGACATTATACGACCTTGATCCTATTGTAACAGCAACGGGAGAAAGTTTCAGATTCTCAACTACTCCGGTTCTAACAAGTGTAACGCTTGATCCAACAGGAACGCCTGAGGTTTTAGTTGCTGATAGTGAATATGTAATTGTAGAAAACGCAAACAGTTCAAGCGGCTATTCTTTACAATTTATATCTTCTAACATGGCAACAGGATCACCTACAACTTTTGATATAGTTGTAGATTTTGGGGACAACGATCCGATTGCATCAAGTACTTTGTATTGTGGAACATCAACACAAGTATTGACAGCATATGCTATGAGAATAAGACATACAGATTCGAATAGTAAAGTTCGTGAACTTAATCTATTTTCTGTAAATATGGACTCAGGCGGATTCCAGTTTAATTACAAGGGAGCGCAAGAGGACGGTGTCGAAGAAATGCCATTGGCATTTACAGCACAAATAGACACTTCGTTAACAGATGGAAGGCAGTTATTCAGTTGGAAAGTTGATTCAGGGGCAGCCTAAAACATAAAGCGGGGGCGTAAAGCCTCCGCAAATAGGAGAATGTTATGAAATATGAATTAGAATATTATGAAAATGGCGAGATAAAAAAAGATTACATAAATATAGATTTTATATCTAATGGTATGTTGAAACAATATAATAATATAGTATCGGACATGATGGATATAAAAAAAATGTGGGATAGAATATCGAATCTAAATTCAATTATAGCAGCAAATAAAAAAGAAAAGAAAAATAATATAGGAATATATAAAGATGAAATAAATGAACTGACCGAAAAAATAAAGAACTTCAATAAAGAAGATTTTTTCAAATTACGGTTCGATTTATTATGTGATATATTGAGTAAAAATTTAGTAAAAAATAAAAAATATTATGATTATGAGTTTTGGAATAACGATGTAGACTCATCTGTATTAGTTAAATTCTTAGACGAAATAATATCAAAAGATTTGTCAAAAAAAAAAGTGCTGAATCAATAAAAGAATTTCATCCAGAGAGGCTTATTGTGGCATTAAATAAAAAAGGGATAAACGTTTCAAGAAAACAATACTATGAAGAATGGGATATTCCAACCACACAAGCCGCTGTTTGTGTTGCTGGTTTCGAAAAGCCGATAGAAGACTGGATTTGGATTCGTGAATATAAACCTTTTGAAATGATTAAGGGGCAATAATGACAGCAGGCGAAATAGTTTATAAAATCACAGGCGATGCAAGCGGGCTAAAAAAGAGTTTAGACAATACTGATAAGTCAGTTAAAAAAACTGGTAAAGCTTTCAGCGGTTTGAAAAAACTTATAGGTGCAGCATTTGCAGCGGCTACTATTAAAAAAATTGCTGATTTTAGCAAAAAACTTGTTGAGGCAGCGTCAGCAGCAGAAGAAATATCAAATAAATTTGGTGTTACTTTTTCATCAAATATAGAACAAGCCAATCAAGCGGCTCAGGATTTAGCGACAGGCTTTGGGCTTGCAACAACAGAGGCGAAAAAACTATTGTCAAATACTGGTGATTTGCTTTCTGGCTTTGGATTCACACAGGATGAAGCTTTAAAAACATCTATTGCAGTTAATGAGCTTGCTGCAGATTTGGCTAGTTATAATGATGTTCCAGTTGAGCAAGCTAGTCAAGCGATTACGAAAAGTTTGCTAGGTGAAAGAGAAGCATTGAAAAGTCTAGGGATTGTTGTTTCTGAAGCAGCCGTAAAACAAGAGCTTCTTGCTAGGGGTCAAGAGAAGCTAACAGGCAACGCATTATTACAAGCCAAAGCAGAGGCAACTTTAAAAATTGCTTATAGCCAATCACAAAACGCATTAGGAGATTATGCACGATCATCCGATAGTTACGCAAACATTTCAAAAAGACTTAATAGTGAAATACAAAACTTGTATGAAGAGCTAGGCGCAGAATTAATTCCAGCGTATAAAAATTTAAAAATAGCAATATTAAATACAATAGAGGCTGACGGTTTTTTTGTGCAGTCATTGCGATTAGTCGGTAAAGGCGTTTCATTAGTAGTAAATACTTTAGCGCAATTTATAGCGTCTTTAGATGTTATAAAAGAATATCAGGGGTTTAAAAAACAAGAAAAAGACGCAAAAGCAGTACAGAAAGAATATGGGAAGCTTGAAAAGAGCGCAATAAAATATTTAGAATCACAAAATATTTTACTGGAAAAAGGGAAAAAACCTTGGGCGGAAATTGGTAAACTTGCTCGTAATGGGGACAAAACAGCACAAGAATATTCTGATACATTAAAAAATTTGTCAAGTGAATCACAAAAAGCTGTTGACAATCTTAATGATCCATTAGAACGAATTCAAGCTTCGCAAGAAAGGTTTAACGAATTATTAAAAGAAACTGAAGGCGATATAAAAAATGTTAGCAATGCAGCACGCAATTCCGGACAAGAATTTGACGAAATGGGTAATGCTGGAGTAAATGCCGCCAACGATATAGGTAATAATTTTATTGGCCTGGGTTTTGATGTAGAAGGCAAGATAAAAGATATTGCAAGCACAACAGTAGAGGTATTAAATGCATCATTGAGCGCATTTACTGATTATTTTTCTGCGCTTAATAGCTTGCAACAAGCACAATTTGACCAACAAATAGCCAGACTTGATGAAGAATTACAAAAAGAGCTTGAGGCCGCAGGAGTTGCAGAAGAAACACAAGTTCAAAAATATCAAAATGAACTTGACGCAGCAATCGCAACAGGAGACGCCGAACAAATAGCAGACGCAGAAAAGAATTTAAAACGTGCCAAGATAGAAGAAAAATATCAGAAGAAAAAAGCAAAACTTGAATATGAAGCGGCTGTTGCATCATGGGAAATACAAAAATCTTTAGCCATGATTCAAATGTTTCAAGCACCTTTAAACGCTTTTGTTTCAGCGTTGCAAATTCCACAAGTCGGTCCATTTATAGCACCAGTTTTGGCAGCAGCAGCACTTGCAGCAGCAGCGACACAATATCAAGCAGTTGAAGCAGCGCAACCAGTCAAACCTAAATTTGCAACAGGTGGTATTGTTCCCGGCTCAAGTTTTAGCGGTGATAATGTTGACATAAAAGCCAATAGCGGAGAAATGGTATTAAATGAGGCTCAGCAAGGCGAACTTTTCAAAGTCGCAAACGGTCAAGGTGGCGGAAAGACAACAAATATAACTCCACCAACTATTGAAGAATTTTTTGCATTTATTACTCAGGCAATTCAAGACGGTCAAATATTGGTTTTTAGAGAGGATTTGAGTTAATGAAAGTATTATATAATAATGACATAACAAGCAGTACGACAATTACACCTAGTACTCAAAATAATAATTATCCGTTTGAGACTGCTTTTTTAGATACTCGCATGTCGAGATTTGGACGTTTTACAGGAAAGACAAGTGAAAACATAGTGTTTTACAATAGCGGCGGTTTTTCTTTTGACGAAGTTTTAATTGCTGCTAATAATATGACAAGTTCTGCAACGGTTACGGTGCAGGCAAACGCTTCTGACTCTTGGGGAGCGCCTTCAGTAAGTGAATCAATGACAAGACTTGTAAATGGATATTGGTATTATAATTTTTCAAGCGTACAAAGTTACGACTATATTCGAATTGTTGTTGCAGATGCTACAGTTACAGAAAGTTATATTAAAATTGCTAAAGTGTTTATCGGTCAATCTTTGACATTGCCGGGCATAGCACCAACCGCAGAATTGCCGGTAATTAGTAATAGCTTAGTAAGTCAAAACGAATCAGGGCAAGTATTTGCAGATAAAAGAACGCAGCTAAAAGGCGCAAATGTAAACTTCCCTGTAATAAGTGAAACAGAAAGACAGAATTTAAAAACATTGTTTACTTCAGTTGACAAAACAGATCCAATATATTTATTTATATGGGAGAACGATCTTGATATAGAACCGCCGCTATACTGTACATTGACGACAGATTTAGAAATAAAAAAAGCTAATGGTATTTCATATAGTGCAAATTTCAGCTTTATAGAAAATAAATAGGAGTGTGAAAAATGAGTGTTTCAAGAATAACAGAAACTGCACCGGGTGGAAATATATCGCTCAATAATATAAATACATGGGCAAACACTAACGCGATCGGACATGATAGAGTAAGTTTGACAGAATGGAATACAACAACAGTTCCAGAAGTTGCGGCTGGCTCTATTTTTGAATCAGCAGGCGGATATTATCAAGTTGACACAGATACAAGTATAACGGTCGGGGCTGTTTCGGATGGATTAGTTTATATACTGTTTGATTCAACGCTTGGAAGCGAAAGCTTTTATTTTACAAATACAGAGCCGACATGGGATGATGCAAAACAAGGATATTATGACACTGGTACTGGTGATAAGTGTTTGCCTTTTAGAATGATAAAATCTGGATCGAGCTACTCCGGTAAAAAATTAAATGATCCAAATAAAAGATTGGGGTTCGGGGGAGATTTTAATTCTGGCGCGTGGTCAAAACAATATATAAGCTCAATCCATTATTGGGAATGTCTAATTTATGCTGGCGGTCAATTTGTTGGCGTTGGACAATATAGTGCGTCTGGGGCTGTTGTTACATCTCCAGACGGTATAACATGGACAAGACGTTCAGATCCAGGGTCTTCAGGTTGGGACTCCTTAACTTATGGGAATAATATATATGTTGCAGTATCAAATTCTGGAGCAGGAGACAGGGTAATGACTTCGCCTGATGGTATAACGTGGACTTCAAGAACTCCTGCTACTGCCAATAATTGGTCATCTGTTTGCTGGTCTGAGTCGCTCGGTTTATTTGCAGCAGTATCAAGTTCTGGAACAGGAGACAGGGTAATGACTTCGCCTGATGGTATAACGTGGACTTCAAGAACATCGGCGGCAGATAATAACTGGTCATCTGTTTGTTGGTCTGAATCGGAAAGTCTTTTCGTAGCTGTTGCAACATCAGGAACTGGCAACAGAGTAATGACTTCACCTAACGGGATAACGTGGACAAGTAGAACAAGCGCAGCTGATAATAATTGGTATAGTGTAACATATGGTAACGGTTTATTCGTAGCTGTTGCAACATCAGGAACTGGCAACAGGGTAATGACTTCACCTGATGGAATAACGTGGACAAGTAGAGAAAATGACACAGATAATCTCTGGTACTCTGTATGTTGGTCTGATGCTTTAGAATTATTTGTTGCAGTAGGTATACCAGATGTTGCAGATGTAATTATGACATCTGAAGATGGTGTCACATGGACAGATAGATATTTGCCTTATTTTTCCAATGCGTTTAATACCGTTGCCTTTGGTGATGATTCTTTTGTTATGTTACCGTACTACGGGAAATATGCGTTAAAATCAAAATTTGGAGTTATTTAGTGGCTGATAAAAGACAAATATTATTTGAAATAGGAGATCAGCAATATTCAAGTGAATTTTACGCATATTCTCACGGCGTACAATTTAAAGTATTATATAATCCTATTGATGTTATAACAGATTATTATGGTATTCAAGGTTTTATTGATTATCAATTTACAGGATACCAAAATGTCTTGTCTGTTCAAGTTGACAAAGAAGATTATGCAAAAACAGAAAATATATCGGATTGTCAAACAGCAGAAAAGTCTTTTTTCTTTGACGGTTCGACTCAGAGAATTTATATACATTTTGTTAATGAAGAAAGACAACTCGGAAAAGAGGTTGTTATTGGTGTTGTTTTGGGATTTTCAAATAAATTTAATTCAAGCAATGACAATGCTTATGAGGGTAGAATATACGAAGAAAGATTAAAAAATTTACCAAAAGTCAAAAATTCAGTTGATCCGCTATTTTTTGGGAAACTAAAATATAATAATGCAACAGTTAAACTTGAAAATGCAGACGGTGAATTTGATGACTGGCGAGAAAGAAATTTATTTAATACGGCAGCACGTTTTTTATACGCTGAAAATCCAACAGGCTATACCGATTTTGAAGAAATTTACAGCGGTTTTATTTCAAATGACGACACCACATGGAAAGACTTTTCAGTTTCTCTCGGCGATGAAAGGAAAAAACTTAATCAGCCTATAGCAACAAATTATATAACAACAAGCGAATTTCCGAACGCTCCAGATGATTCTATCGATTTACCTAAACCAATTGCGTACGGTAAAGTATTTCATAGGAAATGTATTTGCGTTGATGACACATCAAGTCCAAAAGAATTTTTATTTGTTGACACTTTATATAATACACCGTCAAGTCTTGATAGCGTTGTTGATAAAGATGGTTCGACAGTTTCAACTTCTGCTGTTGATTTAAATAGCGGAACTTTTACAGCGGTTACAAGTGAAACTGAATTATACGCAAGTTTTACAATGCCGCTTTCAAACGGTGTAGACATAATAAAAGACTTGATGGAAAACTATGACACAAAGCCTTTTGTTGTTTCTTTTTGGGATGTTGCGGATGTAAACAGTGCCGAAGCTGATTGCAGAAATACAAGCGTTTTTATTGATGATGACAAATCATTAAATAAAGTTATTGAACAAGTTTGTTTTGATTGTGATTTGAGGTTTTATATTCAATCAAATGGTAAATATAATATTAGGCTTTACGATGAAGATAGAGAGCCAGAAACGACAATTTTATGGGATGACTGGACAGGCGAGCCAAAGACTAAAAACTCAGGCAGTCAATATTTGACAAGCGCAATCGTTGAGTATTCTTTTGACGGTCAACAAGATAAATATACAAGGCAATACGCAAATACTGATTTTGAAGAAACGGCATTTGACACATATAAAAAATTAAAATCAAAAACTTTTAAAACTGGACTTTATACAGAATCTGAAGCAGTTGCAAAAAGTAATACTATAATGTCACTAAGTTCAAATGTTTCTGATATTGTTCAACGTTCAGTAAATTGGAGTTTTAGAGATTTAGAAATCACCGACTTTGTTTACGCAGCACCTAAAACAAGAATTAAAAACAGAGAATCAGAAGAACTTGCAGTATATGAAATTGTTGACATAGCAAAAGACCTTGAAAAATTTGAGGTAAGTTTGTCCTTACGTTATGTTAAACAAAAACCTGTTTTCTGGTTAAGTTTAAGAGCGACAATCGGAAGATATAAGACTTTAATTAAGCGTATTACAAGCGGTCAATATATATCAAATCCAATAAACGGAATAGAGGAGTTATAAAAAATGGTTGACTTTAATTTTTATTTATGTTTTTTTAAAAAAAAGGAGAAATAATGGAATTAATAGTCAAAAGTGAGAAGCATGGTGAAAAAATAATTTTAATTGATGATGAAGATTATAATTTAATTAAAAATCATACATGGCGAGTTGGTAAATATGGCAAAAATTTTTATGTGATTACAACTATTTTTAAAAACAAAAAGCCAAAAACGATTAGAATGCATAGGATGATAACTAAAGCTCCAAAAGGAAAAATTGTAGACCATAAAAATCACAATACTTTAGATAATAGAAAAGAAAATTTAAGAATATGTGAACATAAAAATAACATGCATAATTCAAGAAGACAAGTTAATTGTACTTCAAAATACAAAGGTGTATATTATAACAAATGGCAAAACACTTATACTTGTCAAATAAAACTTAATGGAAAATCAATGCATTTAGGCAATTTTGAAAGTGAAATTGATGCTGCGTTAGTTTACAATGGTGCGGCTAAATGTTTGCATGGTGAATTTGCTTATTTAAACAATATTTAAAAAAACAAGGAGAAATATCATGTCTTTGGAGACAATGTATGACATAGATTTTAGCAGCCCACAATCAATATCAAGAGAACTTTATACAAATGTCGGATCAAGCGCATTTCAAATCGGAGCAACGGCAGCGGTTAGTTTTCTCGGCGGCACTGATTTTGAAATATGGGACAGTTCAAGCGGTGGAACACAATTAACAGAAAATACAGATTATACATTAAGCGTTTTAGATGAAGAGCTTATGTCTTATGACA